GCGCATTATGTGTGGCAGAACATCCCTTGGAATAAGTGATATTATTTAGTGGCACAGCCGCACCAGCAGCAACACCAATACCATCAGAATATAATTGAAGCATTTAGAATTACCTCCTAATATATAAAAATAAGGCACACGCTTATGCGTGTGCCTTCGATCTATTAAACTAGACACACTAAATGTGTTCGGTGTTTAATTACATATTACAACCGCAGCCGCAGCCATTATTTCCGCAGAAAGGGTTGTTGCCAGCGTTATAGGTCCAACCAGATGGGTAACGTACTACATTTTGTAGCTGGCCTTGTAGTTGTAGCGCCTGAACCTGGTCGCGTAGGTCTTGGATAGTGTTACCAGTCATCATATCAATAATGCGTTGGGTTTGAGCAGTAGTGTTAGCGTTGATAGCATTGGTATTAATAGCGTTCTCATAGCGAGCTTGCGCGATTTGAGAAGCAATATTGTTACCAACTTCGTTAATGAGCATCTTCGTGGAGCAGCAACAATCGTTTTGATTAGCTAGAAGCTGCATCTGATTAGTCTTAACATCGCCAATCTGAGCAATTAAAGCGGTTTGAATATCCTTTGCTACATTGATGTTATCATACTTGGCTTGATTTGTAGTAGCTACGGCCTGAGCGGTGCCAGCGTTAACAGCAGCAAGAATCTCGCGCTGATTAGCCATTTGATTTTGATTATCAAAGCCGCGTTGGACTTCATTAGAAGTGGCTAAATTTTCATAACCAATAGCATTAGCAAAGCGGCCGCCATTGCCACCAAAACCGCCATTGCCCCAACCGCCCATTAGAGCGATAATCGCGAATAACCAAATCATACTACCCCAACCTCCATTACCGAAGCCATCATTATTGTTGCCGGTTAGTAAAGCAACATCAGAAGCAGTTAGTCCATTAGTTTCATTCATAGTGAACTCATCTCCTAAAAAATATGTATATAAAAAACTCGCACTTTCGTGCGAGTTTATTACCTTAGCATATTCAATACTTCTTGAGGGTCAACGCCCATTTGTTTAGCATAATTGTAAAATGCTGTTTGCGCGTCGCCGCCATTATTCTTTACAAAAAGTATTGCTTGTTGTAGTAGCGGATTGTTTGCTACCATTTGTAAGAAGGCAGCTTGTGGATTCTGCATTGCGCGCAACTGATTCATCATTTGCTTAATCTGCTGTATTTGCGGATTCATCGGTGGCGTTTGCGCGCCGTTGCTTCTTTGACTGTTTACCAAGTCCAGAATTGAGTAGTTGGTCATATTTTGCCTCCAATTCTCTTAATCTAACGTCAAATGCGTTTATATCAATTGGCGGCTTATCTTGATGAATAGTGACATCAAGTGCGGTTTGAGACGGATAACCGCCACCATCTGTTTGAACCAGCCATATGATATTAGGGTTAGTTGCGTCGGCTAAAAAGGTGCTGCTATTTGGGGCCATACGAAAAGCCTGAGCGCCTTCTCGCCCATTTACCTTTAAAATTTCATAATGCGGCAAAGCTATATTGAAATTCATAGTTCCATTATTGCTACCATACATACCGCCATTATTATTACCACCATTTAACCAATTATTCATTGCTCCTCCCGTAGCTCGCGGCCGCAATTAGGGCAAAAGCTACATACTCTCATATTATTCGCGCGGTCTAGGAAGAAAAGCTCCTTATTAACCTTTTTCTTCTTATCCCAACAATAGCCGCACCCGAATAATTCTTCTTGCACAACAGGTTGTTCTACTTCTTCGTAATTATCTTCGTAATACTTCATAATACCTCTACTGAATCGTTAGTTCTTACAAAATAGTCATACTGTCTCCTACTAATCCATCGAGTAATTGGACGGCGTTCGGAAACTTTATTACCATAAAAATCTATGTCGTCGTAGTGAAGTGTGCCAATTAACACTTCTACTACGGGAATTTTAGTTTCTTCATCATTAAAGGCGCTTACAATAGCTTCATTAATAATAGCCCAATGTTCTACATCGCGATAAATTGGATATTCCATACTAATCCTCCTCGTGATAACCTGCGTAATCAATGAAGCAGAAATGGTGATTGATTATACCAACATTACCGAGATGAAGGTCGCCAACATCCCAATCTAGGAAAAAATCAGAAATACGATAACATTCATTGATGCCATATTCTTCAATAAAACTTGCCGCCACACATAGCTGTTTATCTCTAAGCGGCCCTATATAAGAACGCGCGCTACGTTCTGATTCTGGCGAATAACCACAACCTCTCTGTAATTCATCTGCGCGCGGATAAGCATACAATGGAATTTCAATTATTACAGGACACGGTGTTAAATTTTCTTGTATCTTCTTAAACTTGTCATTGAAGTCCTCTTCATCATAGTCATACCATGTCATTTCAGTTTCAATTTGCCTTGAAGAATAGAATTGAAATTGCTTTGTATAAGTTCCTATATACATAGGCTCGGCAAGATACTGATTCAATCCTGCGTTCTCAGCCGCTTCATAAATATTCACTTCTTGTTCACAATAATTTCCAACAATATCGTATTTAACAACATAATCGTAATCATATCCAATAATACAACCACGAGTGGCACCGCAATGAAGCTCAATATTATCTACATATACGCTTTCATCTATACTGTAAGGAGCTTGGAAATAGGTTTTGAAAAAGTCGTGAGTTAGAAGCTGGTCAAGAACCTTAGAGTAATGAGAAAAGATTTCTGACTTGTTCACATTCATCTTCCTTTCTTTGTAATATTATTATATCACAAGGTTTGGAAAAAGTCAAACTTTTCTTTGCTCAAAAAATAGGTCGGAACGCAGGATTGAAAAAATATTAGATTGCTCTGGTATGAAAAATTTTATTAATTAGAATATTCTCTTAATATTTGGATAACAATATTACCAATGTTTTCTGCGTTTAGACGCACAGATGTAGTAGAGCAAGCTGGTATAACGCCTCCAATAGATTGTGAATCTACTTTTGCGTCTACCCCAGCAAATCCTTCAAGTGTCATAGCTAAAATGTTTAATACCGAGTGCGCGTATGTTTGAGCCGTGCCTTTATCAGCGCCGGTAGTTCCTTCACTTGTAGCATATAAATGGAAGCAACCACAAAATGAGTTTGAAGTATCATCGTTTGTTAGCGCAATTGTTTCATCATAAGTTTTTCCATCTATTGTATATTGTGGTTTTACTTCAAGCGGCCAATGAAAACTTTGTTCGGTAATATGAGTGCTAAAAACACTAAAAATTCTATTAAAGTATTCATCATTTCTATCATTAGAGGTCATACAATGATTCATATTATAATAAGCCGGCACTGTGCCATTACCATCCGTATGAAGATTAGCATAAAAAGTAATAGATGTTTCCGCATTTTCTAGCCAATCACGCAAAATTTGTGTTTCTGGTTCTGAAAAAGGCGCGGGACCATTATATTGACCGGAACCAGGCGTGCCATCCCCTTCAGTAGTATCTTGTGGTATATTTGCCCACGAAGCGGAATCCGTTTCTTCGTCATATCCAGGGTGAACAAAATTACGATTTATATTTACGCCGCGTTCGTTTGTATAGAAATTATGGTTAAAACCATATGGATTAGAAACTGGAATAATATGGAATTCAACATTATTACGCAAGGTTTCTAATGATTTATTAGTTGTCCAATTTTCTGTAACATCATACATAAATTGGAATAAGCCAAAAACCGCACAACGTTCAAAGCCGTGAATACCAGCATCTAAGTAAATTTTCGGTATAACACGGGAATCAAGAGGATTAGTTCTAACACGTGGTTTAAATACATATTCCCAAATAGTGTAACCAGGGGTATCTTCAGATTCGCCATCTAATAAATATTCTTGGTCTAATATAGTAGAATCAATAGTTGATTCAAATGTTGAACGAGCAAGCGCGTTAGCCTCGAATTTAGGATTTAATGTATCGCTATTATTAGCGTGAATTTTTCTCACGTTACCTAACGCATTGCGAGTAATATATTCTGGATGCGCATAACGTAATGACTCATACGCATCAATTATATCTGGATAATAACAAGTATAAATATTTACATTATCATCCGAGCCTGTCGCTGGTTTAACATATATATTTGAATTGGGATTAATATTATTATTATAGGTGAAGTAAATTGGTCTATTAACTTCTGGCTCCCCATCGAAATGATGGTAAGCATTATAATGATATATATAGCGTTTCGCATTTGTGCTAAATTCTTCATTATTTTCGTCTATATTTGCCGCATACCAATCAACCAATCCCCCACTATATGTTTTTAAAGCGCCGTGATTATATGGACTTTTATCTTCACCCGCGGCAATACCGATAGTTGTATAATGTAAGTGTTGTCCGTCTGTTGTAGCTAATTGAACATTACCATCACTATTACGAATTACTATGGTAATGCTCGCGCACTGAGTTTCGCTTGCTTCATCCGCATTCGCAATCATATTAAGTAAATTTTTTACTTCAAGTATCTGTTCTTGATACCAACCAAGACTACTTATACTACCAGTAGACCAAGTTTGAGTGGAAAAATTTAACCAGCCTAACGGTTGACCACTACTGTCTTTACCATAAATAGCAAAATAATAAGCATTACTATCTAATTCAATAGTATCATATATAGAGAAGAATGACATATCAGTATAGGGGGTATGTAAACGATTTTTTACAGTGCTAAATTTACCACTACTGGCACTAACACCACCATATTCATATGTTAATGTGACATCTGCGCGCAAATTATTTAACATATCTAAAGCTATTTCGCTATTTTCTAATGCGGCATAAATTCCTTCTGTTGAAATGCGCTCAGGCAACATTTTTATATTTAAATTATTGCCTTCATCTGGAGAAATGGTTTCAAGTGTGCGTGTGCCATCTACTGTTTGTGGCATTTTTTGTAAGATAATTGAAATAGTAGCGGCGCCGCTAGAAAAAATACTTTTTAATTCAGTGGCACTTAAATTAGTAAAACAAGCTCTTAAAAAATTAGTATATGCTGAGTCAATATCGGTCGCACTATTACCACTTTTACTCCAAGTATTATCAGTATTTCTGCGCCAACCAAGGTATGTGCCGCTTGCGTTCCATCCATATATTAAAAAACAATATCCACTATTGGTATATAATTCGGTTGCGTGCGTAAATTTGTCTTTGGTTAAACTTTCAGAACGGATTCTTTTATCATTATTACTAGTCGCGCCGCTTGCCTGATAGCCGCCTTGTGTCCAAGTCGTAGAAAATGTTTCAGTGGAAACTAAAGATTGAACCAACTCGTTAATTGCTTCTGTCACCGTTTGTTGTTTCCACGCGCCAGAAGGACTCTCTTCTCCCCAAATGCCGCCAGTCGGTCTTAAACATTTATAAAGTTTGTTATCTTGTATAACATATTCATTAGTAGAGTAGCCTGCTCTACTTTCTTCATCGTATTCTTGCGCAAGCATTTTGCGGCCATTCGCGTCAATAAAGTAAAAGTCTTCGTTATTGGCGTTAGTATAGCCGCGTATATTAGTTGTTGTATTGGGCATTAGGACTCACCTCCTGTGGATTGTGGGGCGGCTTCAATGCGGAAGCAAATGGGGAAACTTAATTTAATTTCATTAGAATTATTAGAACTGCCGTTAAAATAAGCTTCTTGTACAGTTGGAAATAATGTATGAATATTTAAACTAATAAAGCTAGTGTTCCCGCCCCAATAAGCGCTAGAAGTATAAAAATGATCTGTAACTTTATGATTATTCGCATAATCTTTATTTGATTGAAAAAAAGAATGATTATTTTTAAATAATGGATATTGAAAATAACAATACGCTTCTGGTAAACCAGAATATACATTTCGTCCTGTTATTTCATATTCCGATGGCAACCAAAATTTGCCCCAGTCGTCACACCATACTATTGTCTTTGAATCAGAAGTATTTTTGCGGCCTAATACTTTTGAATTCATAAAACCACGTCGTGGAGTGATAATTGGATGTTTCTCATCATTATCTTTAAAAGCATTTAATATAGTAAGAAAAGGAGAAGCTGTATTACTTGTGGCAGTATAATCTATTTCTATTGTATCTCCATAACCTGTAGTATTATTGATAATTTTTGTTTTTAATCCATTCATATAGGCATATAAATCACTACTTATCCAATTATTCCCCAAATTCTTTCCGTTCCAATTAATAGCTACTTTATTAAAATACCGTGGCGTTATATATAATTGTTTACTAATAAAATCAATATGATGCCTGATAGCATTTTTATTTTCAAAATCAGCCATTCCAGTATAAGTATCAATTCCTGCGACATAAAAATCAAAAGAAAAATTTTCTAAACCATCTAATTTGTCATTCCCTAAAGATAAGGTAGCATAATCCCCTACGTGTATTTGTGAATATTCACCCTCATTAATTTTAGCTTTTAAAAGCGCCCATATAGTAGGATAATCTCCAATTTGTTCTGAAAAAGTATCAGCCAAATTTTTCCCGCCAGTTGTATCAATGGAAGTTTGTATTTCTTGCACGGTCGTTGTTAAAGTGTTTATATTGCTATTTAAACTTCTTGATGTAGATTCTAAATTTCCTACTCTTCCAACTACATCATCTACAACATCTTGATTAGCTTTCGCATTAATTTTCGCAACTAAAGTTGTTGTATCTTCAATCTTGCCTATTTTATTATTAATAGCAGTAATTCCGTCAGCATTGGTTTCTATATCATGGCTATTACTGCTAATATTATTTTGATTATCCTCAATTGCTTTCCATAGTGTTTTATTTGTTTCCGTAGTGCTACTACCCATTTGATTCCTTATCTCTTCAATACTATCTTCCAATGCCGTAGTATCAATGCGCGCAGATAAGTCATCAAGCTGTTCTTGAGTAGTGCCGACGCCATAGTAGATAGAAATGTCTTTGAGAATTTCTTCACGAGGGGGCTCGTTTGGATAAGCATTACTATTATTTCCATAATAAAGTAAAAGGTAAAAATTATTAGTAATTTCTGCTGGTCTTATTTTTTCTTGCGCCGCCGCAGTAATGTCTAATTTTCTATATTTTATTGTTATTTCGTCTCTATCAACAGTATCAAAAACAATAACATTTGTGTTCTTCCCAACTACAAAATTAACAATATTTTCTTCTCCTGTTTCAGGGTCTAAATATGAATAACTATTATCTAATGGATTAATATTCAATAAAGCCGCGGCAAAAAATGAGCCAGAATGATTGGTAGTAGTAATATATATAATTTTACCGTGATTATATAATTCTGTTTTATCTATATGAATAATTTTAGCATAACCAGATTGTATACCCATAATATTTTCATTCTTTAAGCCATATTTTTTTGTTTCAATCGCGCTATCATCAATCTGTATCTTCTTTGGCCGCACAGTAGTATTAGCTACTTCTATACAGAAATGTGAACTTGATGGATTACTATCATCTCCAGAAGAGGCTTTTGTAAAATCATTAATCGCGTAATATATCTTATTTTCATAAATACAATATGTTCCTTCTGGAATAACAGTATTAACAGGGAAATCTTCCCATTTATTAACAGTATTATTTTCTAAAACATCAATTCTATCTTCTAAACTTCCTAATGTTTGTATTTCCGCACTTTTCTGTATTTCATCTATCCTTTCATACGCCGCAATGACATCGTCGCCAATTGGCTTTATATCCCAATGCGCGGCGGTCCACACTTCTGCGGTCGCAATATCGGTATTCGCGCGATATAAACTGCCTTCGTGCCAACAATAATCGCCCTCATTTACAGGGAACTGTAAATCATCATATGAGGGGGCTACTGTTAGCACATTCATAATTACATCACGAGTTTCCGCGATATTCCAAGTCCCATCTGGATTTTCTACTAACAAATTATGTATATCAATTGTATCCTTTAAAGATTGGACATTATCTTGTAAAAGATTCATACGCTCGGCAAGAATAAAATCGCCTTCTTTCCACTTAATACCATTCCAATCTTTCCAGTCTTGAACTTTTTCTGCCATTACATTCACCTCACTCCTCACTTGCCGCCACATCATATGTCTTTTTAAGCTCTTCTATCTGTTTAGCGGTTAAATGCTGAATAGTTGCTGTATATAATTTTTGTTCTTCATAAAGAAGAGTTAAAGTAGCATTATTGGCAACACCTGTCGCGGCCAAACCGTTATCAGTTTGGAACTTTTCTACGGCTGCGACAGTTGCAGAACCAAAGTCGCCATCTGCGCCCCACTTACCTAAATCATAGCCGCGCACAAGTAGTGCTTTTTGGAGACGAATAACCGCATCGCCCTTACTGCCTTTAGCAAGTGTTATATAAGTTACTTCTGCGCTATTGCCGCCTTCCTTTAACAAATTTGCTACGTCTTCCCTGATTTGAGGCATTGACTTTTGGATAATCTTAGGGAACCAATGGTAAATATCTCCGTGATTATTACCCAACCCCAATGTATTGCTGTCAGCGTGACAGATAATTGTTGGAACACTAATTCCTTTAAAATTAACTGTGCCATATGGGTCGATACCATAGAGCTTACATAGATATGCGGTAAGCTCGCACGCTTCTGTATATACTTGTTGCGCATAAGTGGGGTCAAGTAAACTATCTTCACATATCTCAAATTGTATCCAACTATCATTACAAGAGCCGCGCGAACCGGCACCGCAACCCCAAGGCCGCCAATTCCAAGGCATAGTTTGAACGGTAGCTACGCTTCCATCAGCTAACTTTCCAATCCAAGCGTTCATACCCATACTGCGCTCTTTATGGTTTAAATCATTACCATATTTATTTTTACCAATGAGTTCGAGCATCTGCGCGCGGTTGCCCGCATTATCGCTTGGCTGTATATAGCGCGATAGGTTAGGATTATTTGCGCCAGTGCTATGCCACAAAATACCTAATACTTTATCCATTGGTTTAGTGCCGCGATAGCAGGTGCTTTGAGTTTGGAAGCACACGATTGGCTCATTTTTTGTATTATATTTCATAGAATCACCTCAATATAAAAAAAGAGCGCTGAAAGCGCTCTACACTTCATATTTAATTGGTAGCAAAATTAACGAAAATCTTCATTATTTTCCGCTTCATTTTCACTTAGAAGATTAGCGATAGTCTCATTTAGATGAATATCGCAATTGGTGATATGGTCGCCAAACTTATTCATCATTTCCTCAGTGCGGTCAAGATAGCTATCCAGAATGTTCATATAGGTATTCGCGCGCTTAAAGAAAGACTTGTATAGAGCCTTGTGTGCGCGCTGATAAGCAATTAGCTTACCAAGCTTAGGATTCCAAGTATCTTCGGGCGCACAGTGTGCGACACCAACGAAGCGATTAGGCATTAGAGTCTTGTTCCATAGAGGGGAATGAACCTTATGATTTTCACGCCACGCGGCATCCTCATCTGACCTATAATTAATAAAAAGCTTTTCATCTACATACTGCTGGAACATATACTTGGTGTTGTCAATTACACAAACTACTACGCGGTTCTTCTCGTCAATGTGGAACTTACAGGCATTCATAGAATAATCATTCATTTGGGTTTTCTCCTTTTCTTTTCTTTATGTATATATTATACTTCAATTTTGGAAGAAAGTCAACTATCAACAAAGTTCATTTTCTACTTCTATAAATTTAATTTCGTTTATCTTTCGAGTAAGAGAAGCCTTATTTAACTTTTCTTGATACTTTTCAATTAATTGTCCTTTATAACCAATCATATAACCGGGCCGCGAAGTGCAAATTATTAAGATTCCACCATCATAGCTCTTATATTTATAAAGAACTGGCGTTTCAACTTTTGCTTCTATTCGCCATTCTTTAATTATATCACCTAATTTATCGTGGTAAGAATATCCACAATTACTACAATCCCCAGAACAAGTAGGAAATTCACCGTGGATAGGCTCATACATACAATAGTTCATAATTGCTCCTTAATAAATTGCGACCATAGGCAGTTCATCATTCTTAAAGGTGTAAACTTTCTGATTTACATCATCAAAATAAGACTTAAATGTGCTAAAATGGTAAAAAGAAACACAATGATTATTAAAAGGGACATTGACATTTTTTGGATGGCCCCAATCAAAATTATTATCATATTTCCAGAAAACTCTGAAATCAATCATCTCAGCAATAATATCAATTTCTACCCGTGCTTCTTCCCAATATCGCGTTTCCTCAATACCCTCTTTGGTAATAGCAATAAGCCCATTGTCTCTATTTGCGCCCGCGCCAATCATATCCGCAAGTGCCTTCTTAACACCGCATCGAACAAGTTCATCTGAAGAAAATCTCGCACCAGTATATTGTAATAGTTCACAAGCACACTGATAACCCGTGCTAAATCGACATTCTGGATAATGGTAAATGATTTTTTTCGTAAGCTCTAGAGCGTCCTGTGTATAGCCAGACCAATGATAATAGGCGTTAGCAAGACACATTTCACCTTCGTGAATTTCAATATTAAGACGTTGACCCATTTCTATTTTCTCCTTTACTCACAATCAGCGCAACGACCAATATCTAATTTAGCTTCAAGCATATCACAAATTTGTTCCCATTCGCGCGCATTGATATGATACTTATCAAGAATTTTTTGACTCGTATATTCAAAAGCACGAAAAGCTCTATTTCCACAACCATATTCTGGAGCATATTCTGGTGCCCAATCTTTACTTTCACCGAAATCATCGACATCTGCTTCAATGCCGTTAATTGTGAAAACACGAAAACTACTACAATAAGGATGCAGCATTACAACTTTCACTTGAATACCTTCTTTCTTTTTTCTATAATAATTATAGCAAAAATTCAGGCAGAAGTCAATCAATAAAAATCTGAACCTAATTTATCATCAATTTGATGATAGCGGCGCCACCATTTATTTTCCCACTTATATACGATACCCTTATTCCAAAGCTCAACTGCTTTTTCATACGTTGGCATTTCGGGTGTTTCGTGAACACAATCATCATTCATACAGCGGCAAAAGTAACCAGTATCAGAAGTAAACCAAGTTTCCCGTGTTAGTGTGTCACGCTCGGCTTCACCGCGCTCTATAACCGTTACTTTATCACCACCACATATAGGACATTTAATAAATTCCATTTTAAACCTCTTTAAACAAGTCTTCGATATTATTACTATGAATAGGGATACACGGCGACACCGATGAAATATTATAAATTATAATTATCATAATAATCCTCCTTAAAAATATATTTATCTGACATTATATCTTCAAACGTAATATTCTTTTGTGTATATGGTATGCGTTTTAAAATAATATGATTTTCTTCACACCATTGATTTTTAAATAAATCTCTTCTTCGTGTTTCTATAAAATTATCTTTATTATTCCATCCGGCTCCATCTTTATATGTAAAGTGTTGTTCGCCATCATATTCAATTATAGTATTATAGTCTGGTAAATAAAAATCAAATCTCGCACTTTTCTGTGATTGAGGAAATACACAAGTAGAAAAAATTTTTTCTCGCTCATATTTAATATTATGCTTATCTAATAATTCTTGAATTTTATATTCGCCAAAAGAAGTTTTTAAGCAGCCACAACTCGTCTTATTTCCTTGTATCAAAGAATCTAATGAAGCTATACATTTATTCCCGCATTGACATTTACATAGCCATAAGAAAGTACCTTGTCCATTTCTATCTCTTTCATCTAAACGAGATTCTGCGGTCAATAAACCAAATGTTTGACCAGTAATATCTTTTGTATGCGTTATAGAGCGAACTTCTTTTTGCCAGCACCCGCAACTTTTAGTTATGCCAGCAACTAAACAATGCCCTGTTACGATAGTCATATTGCCGCAGTCACATTGACATAACCATAAACTATTTTTATTTTTTGAAACATTTACTTTTTCAATAACTGTTAAATAACCATATCTTTGCCCGATTAGAATATCCAAAGCCTGAAATTGTGTTTGCTGCTGTAAATGGCCACAACTTTTTGTATGACCATTTAAAATCGAAGAAATACGAGCCACAACTAAATTGCCACAATCACATAAACATAGCCAAGGCGCACAATTAGTATTATACCCAACTTCTACTTTAAATAAAGCAAGTAACTGAGAGTGTTTTTGACCAGTAATGTCTTTATTTCTTTTAGTTAATTTCGCGCGTTCCCATTTAATTCCGTTACAATCAATTCCTTCATTACCATATTCTAAATATTGTTCCATATTATCCTCCTTCCTCATCCTCCGGAAGGAGGATGGACGTTAATAAAAAATTTCTTGCCACTCTTTATTCATCTGTTCGGCAAGTTGTTTAAGTTCTATCTCTAATTCTTTGGAAATTTCTGATTGCCCACGAATCCATTTTCCAATTGTGCTTCCGTCTTTATTCACACGACGAGCAATTTCATTAATAGGAATACCAATTTTTACCATTCCTTGAATTAAAGACTTTATTTCTTTTTCCATACTAATAGTCTCCCTCCCTTCCCTTAAATAGGGGATTTTGCGCCGATTTTAAAAATTTTTCTTTTATAAATATATTATACTTTAATTTTCAAAAAAAGTCAATAAAAAAGTAGAGTATAAACTCTACTTATCTCCAATAACAATCATTCCACTCATAATTTTTGCCGCAATATGGGCATTTTGCTGAGAATGTTGTAATTCTATAATCATTATCATATTCGCGCGTTTCTGCCTGTAAAAAAATTGGCTTTTGGCATTGCGAGCATCGTAAGGCTTGAAGCGCGGCCGAACTCATTTTACGACAATGTTCTTTATAAAGGGCAAGGATACCTTCTTCAACGGCTTCCTTGCCTTCTTCTGTAAAAGATTCTGGAGTTTTTTCTAATGTATTCTTTAAAATAGTTGCGGCTTTATATTTATTCATTATAATACTCCCTTAAAAAGGCGTCCCATTCTTCATTAGTGGTGTCCTTTACTTTAAAAGTATAAATTTCTCCTTCTTGTGATTTAAATTCATACTTGTTATAAATTTCTTGCCAAGACACTTCATCATTCATAGTTGCCTTAATGATTGGGATTCTGGTGTCTGAATACTCAGCTAATCCGAACACCGCAACAACCGCCGCAATACCCATTCCAGCAAAGAATGCTGAAATTTCACCATCTGTAATAGATATAATTACACCTATAATAAAGATTATTGCGGCAACAATAAATAAGAAAATTCCCCAAAAAATATCAGAACCTAAACCAATAAAACCATAATACAAAATATTCATTACTTTTCTTCATCCGATTCCTTGTTTGTATCAGACGCGCTTAGCAGATTCTGTAACCGATACATAGCAAGTAGGCGTTCTGCGCGAGTTAGGTTATAGTTACAATAATAACGAGCGGCCGCCATACGATACTTATAAGTCTTGCGGCTACGAGACTTGTGATTAAAAGCTGAGGACATATTATTATTCTCCTTTATTCCATTTATAAATTTCTTGAAATACCCACCAAGGGAATGTTTGTTTTTCTTTAAAAGAACGTTCAAGTAATGCGTTAATAAGGTCATTAACACTCAAAACTTCTACTTTGGGAGAAAAAACATCTTCAAAAGTATAAAGTGTTGAATCTGCTTGTTCCAAGCTGGCGCGTTCCCGTTTATAGTCATAAAAATTACACTTTAATTCATTACCGCCGCAGGAGCAGTCTTCACATTCTTTTGTGCCAATACAATATCCCTGAACGGCATCTTCCGCTCCCTTAAAGCGCGTTCTATAACATTCACATACTTTCATACATTCACCTGTAACGCACGAATTTCCCTTTCAAGCGCCTTAACAAGCTTTGCGTTCATAGCGGGGTCCCTCGCGTTTAGTAGATTGATACGATACTGCTTCTGCTTAATACGAGTTTCTGGTGTATAAAACATATACATTACTCCTTTTCTTAATCCCATAACATTTCTGCGTGTCGCGCGATGTCCATCATTACGTCTTCAATAGCCTTTTGCCGCTCTTCCTTCAATTCCATAGAACGCGCCATCCACTTATCACGAATTTCGTTATAATCAGGGCTATCGCTCCAAGTGACACGTAAATCACCGTTTCCATCTTCTTCGCAATGACGATTTTCTTCACTGAGGCGATAGAACTCTTCACTATATTCGTTATGATTGTCCCACCAATCTTCATCGCTAAGGCGCTCAAGGGTATCAGCGGTATCGTGAAGCCACTTACTCCACTTTTCTGGCGTATCAAATTCATCATTACCAGGGTATCCAGAACCGTGGTCGGCAATATGTCTTAGCATTGGAGGAAGGACGGTAAAGAGCCAATCTTCTAAGTCCCAGCAATCTACGTAACAATAGCCCTTGGTAATTCTCATCCACGCGGCTCTAAGGTTATAGCCTGTTTCCTTAATAAATTGCCAAGGATGTATAAGGTAATAGCGTTTTTTTCGATAGGCGTAAGAAAATACATTCAGTCTATTCATCTTACTTAATCACCACAACTGTACCGTCATACTGGTCTGCAAATTTAAGCTGACAAAAATTAAGCCCCTCAGAATTAACGATAAGAGTATCTCCCCATCCATTGTCTTCAAGAATAAGAAGCGCGTCGATTAGAGAACTAACAGTGAATGCCACATTCATATTAAATTTCCTCCATCTTCCTGCCACAAAATGGGCAATATGTAATAGGAATAACGTAATCATTAAAATTAATACTAATTTTAAGGCGCGGATAATTATATCTACTATTATGAGCGGCTTTATCTACTGGCTCAAGTAGAATAGCTACATTATCTTTATCAAAAATATAGCTATCGTTATCACAATACCTACACCCCAACACCTTCACCCTTTCTTAATTCCCTAACATAATTCATAGCTTCTTCATAAGTATTATAATAATGGAAGCGCGAATACTCGTCATCCATTTCCAAGGCGGTTTCGCCGCACGGTTTTCCCCATTCAAGTTCTATGCGGCGAACTGCCCACCATTGGTCGTGATAGATGAAGCGATATAGAACATTAGTATTGCGAGCATATGGATTATACGCATCTACAATGTAGACATACTGAGAATCGGTCATAGCAAATATTCAAGATAATCAGGTTCAAGACCAAGCCAATCTGCGATAATATCGGATACTGCGTCGTAAATAGAATAATATGAATAAAGGTAGTTATTGGCAAGAGCATCTTGAATTTCCGCGCGGCAACCTTCTATTAAATTGCGCGCTTCATTCTCTGTAATGTTATCCCGCCGCATTAGAATCTTAACAATTTCATCCATATCTCTTAATTTCTCCTTTCTCCACAAGACGCGAATATGCTTCATCTTCTTCGGGGTCTGGTAGGGTTCGCGCGATTTTCGCCTTTTCAAGGTCTAAAATCCATTGTTCGTCTTTTAGAAACATACTTTCTCACTTCCTTATGCTATTATTATAGCAAAATTTTGAGAAAAAGTCAATTGTGAAGAAATAGACTTTCAATATAACCCCGATTTTCAGTAAAGATTGGAGTATTATTATCCTCTACCCAATGTGTGCGTTTTACAATTTTTTGAGTTAGATTATTAATGTCTTTCCCGTAAACAATTGGCATTTCAACTTCTGTTTTCTTAATACAAACGCCGCGCTTCTGCCAAACTTCGTAGTCATTCCAATTAATGCCTTTCTGGAAAAGCATTTCTTGTAGTTCGTCGCAATTTTTGTTATCGCATTCCTTATGAGAGAAGTGCGCGCGAGCTGCCATTTGAATGGAATTGCGTTCCATATCTCGCTGCCGCCACAGGAAGTAATTAACGACTTCATCTTCCGGCAGAATGAAAGCGCGCGAATCAAACATTACATTATCAAGATGCGCAATATATGTTCTGAGTAGACTGTCTTCTTCTTCATCAACACAACAAATACACGCTAAATCAATTATAGAACGCATTTCTTGCTGAAAAGTAATAGATGCCTTTGCGGCTGTAAGGCTCACAATCTTTTGAAGATTATTACCAAACCAAGGCTGCGTTTCAATCGTATCATTATTAGTCACAAGCAGACTGATTTCATCTGACTGAGTATATGCCATTTTACATCCGCTAACTTCTGCGCAAAGTGCCTTCGCGGTTTGCACCATTGCTTCGTGCATAAATAGGTCAAACGGGCGATGGAAACCGCGCGTATAGGTATGACCCGCGCGCATATCAACGCGCACAATCACTGGAAGGCGATTTGGCAGATAGACGCGATATGCGTTCTCATAATTTTTCATTCGGTCGCCAAGACTGGTTGTATCCATAGAAGTTCTCCTTTTCTTATTTATCACTATCTGTTCCTAAATATTTTCCATTTTCTACATCAAAACCCTTATGCGCCAATGTAATTCGTTGCGCTTCGGTTAGATGCCCTTTTACACTAATAAATTCATAAGCAGGAATATCGCGGCCTTGCTGCTTCATAGCATAAATAAGATAACCGGGATTTTTAAAAATTTTTACATAACCCCGATTTTCAAGCATCATTTCAGAAGATTTTAATACATGTTCAGCAATAAGGATATGGTCTTCTGGTTCACAACCATAAAATTTACCATCTGGCGCAACCCATCCAGTAACTGCGCTATCATTAAGTAAGTAATCCATTGGAATATCATTCCATCCATTTACTTCGATAATAATATCATCAGGTGAAGGATTATAGTCGTGCCAACCACCATTTACATTATATAAACGGTTGCCGTTAATTTCCCACCATCCGTTATCATAGAGAGTGCCGTCACGACCTTTACAATATTCATGCAAGAACTTCATTTTTCTTTTTTCTTCTTTCCTTCTTTCTTTATCTATGAATATTATACTTCAATTTTAAGGTAAAGTCAAACCTTAATCATCGTCTTCATTACTAATATCATTTTCATTACAGAAGCTATCTTCATATGTATGAACATAATGAGGCCATTCGCCTTCTATCACATCACAACGAGATAAACGATAGCATATCCCGTGTCGCCTAGGTAGCTCACGCTGGACACCATCATACTCAAATAGAGGACAATCGCGGCAAAACCGAACATTGATTACGTGTTCGTGCATCTCTGCTGATTCAATTTCATCTTTACTTACAAAGTTTTCGTGAATATACTTCATAGTTATTTCTCCTTATTCCCATAAAAATCTATGAATTCTAACTGGCTCCTCATTACACCACATCTTATATGCGCCGCAGGCAGGACAATAAGAATAAAAAAGAGTAGCCACTGGATTTAATGACCAAGTTCCATCTGGTTGGCGCGTTTTTGAAGAACAATTGTATTGAAAGCCGCATTTGCAGTTCGCGTAAAGCGCCATATCACCATCATATCTCCTAATTTCCCAATTATGGTCGGTGCCGCGCTTTAACTCCATATATTTTTCCTGTTGTCTTAGACGCTTATTCATTTTTAGAATTTACCTCTTTCTCTACAAACTGTATATCTACCTTATAGTTAAATGGAATAACGTTGTCCGCGCGATTAGTAATGCGGTTGAAGTCTTCTTCAATCCATCCTTCCGCAAACTTTACGAGGTCGTTTTCTTCAGGATATTCGCGCGCGAGTTTGTCTTCATCAAATTCGTAAGTAGTTTTAATTGTATATTTAACTTGGATTTTCATATATTATCTCCTTATTATAAAACCGCCAGTTAGGCGGTTAAAATAGTAGTAGAACCCACGTCACAACAATCTGTGCCAAATGAATAAGCTGGTCTTGCCATAGGTTAATCTGGAACCTATTACACTTTAAGTCATCTACAAATCCGTGAACAAGCGCGTTTAGCACATATAGGAGAGGTAGCAATGGCATCCAAATGGTGCCTGGCGCAAGTAGTTCGGCCGCGAGTAGAGGAATTGTAATAGAGAAAGACCACGACAAAGAATGAGCAATAAGCGCGGCAATATAGTCGTGTTCATAAATGGTTTGCGGCGCATTGCGAGCCCACCATTTCTTCTGTTTCATTTGCGCGAGGATTCCTTGTAGCACATAGTCATCCATAATATGACACCAAATCATCGCAAACAGTAGGCAAATAGCCCATTTATTCACTTTACATACCTCCTAACTTTTATACCAACTAATATGAGTATAGGGTTTAACTAAAGCTTGTATATCACCATAATAAACTTGAATTTGGTATCCTAAATCTAATAATTTCCTTTTATTATTCTCAAAGATAAACTCAGGTATGTCTACAAAAAATGCTCCGATATTCATACGTTCTTTAATTAAATGTTCAATTTTTTCTAATTCTTTTTCTTCTTTTTCACGCAGACCTGAAACTTCAAAGGCGGTTTCATAAGCTTGCTTCGCTGTAATCATTTAAATTACTTCTCCTTATATCAACTAATATGTGTGCCAACCGATACCTCCTAAGCTCTATACCAGCTAATATTTGTCATTAGCGGGGTATTTGAAACGGTATAACCGAGATTTTTTAAAATATTAATATTATTTTGAGACAGACAAATAGGTATACTTGCCATAAACCCTCCTAATGTCGCTCTTTCTTTAATATAACTAAAAGTATCTTGAAGCTCTTGTTCATCTTTTTCGCGGTCTTTTAGTACGTCAGTTGCAATATTATAAGCTTGATTTGCTGTAATTGTTATCATCAATCCCACCCACTAATCTTATTTAAAGATTCATTTATTAAAATATTAATTTTATCATAATTAAAATTATTTTTTTCTAAATAATCAAAAAGAAATTGCCATTTATATCCAAAAGAACTCATTTGTTTTCCATTAGCGCATCTTCTAATATACATCGTCGCAGATGCTTTACTATTTGGATTTATATACTCTCCAGCAACAGTTGCGCAAGGAAAAATTTGAATAAAATTATTATCATTATCTAATTGAATTATTGGCTTTTTATAGGCCATTTTCATTAACTTTAATAAGGCATCCTGTTGATTAACCGTATCATAAGTAAAATAATAATTATGATATGAAGCTAATTTTCCACATAGACATCTACTTAAATTTTTATCACTAACATTTAATTCTTTTGCTGCGGTACAAATAGATTCATATTGTTTAATAAAGCGTCCAAAAATATCATATTGATTTATAACTTTTCTTGTTGCGATAGCTATTGCGCAATTATGACTTCTAAAATCTGAAGATGTTAATGTGGGGAAATACCGGTGTATAATTTTAGAAATAGTCGCGATATTAATTTTTTCCTGTCGTGATATTTCGCTCATACTTAACCCTTGATTCCACAATTCTATAATTTTATTCTCTATTATTGGTGTGATATTACTTAACCCTTGACCTCCTACTGTCAAATTATACCCATTAGAATTTACTGAATTAATATATGTATTTAATTTATTAATCCAATATTTTTCTTTTTCATCTAATTCTTCTGTTGAACACTCTTCTAAAATAGAAAAATCAAAATTTTCAATTCCATATTTTTTTAATGCTTGATAAAAAGGATATTCTTTCATTACTGAATTGCAACCATCACTGATTACTATTTTATGTTGTTTCCAACGATTATAAATGTCTTTACTTTGACCAATATAAGATTTACCATTTATTTTGTTTTTAATTTGATAAATACCGCAAATAACTTTTTCACTCATTATTCTCACCTACATTCACCCATATATCTTGGGCTAATTTCTGTAAGGTGAGTTCAATGGCCTTTTCATTTCTTTTAGTAATCCCTTTTTCTCCTCGCAACCATTTTGTAAGTGTTGCTGGACTTAACTCTAATTGATTCGCAATATATGTCACAGAAATGCCGTGATTTTTACAATATTGTAATTTTTCTAAAGTGGTCATTGACCTCACCTCCATATTATAGGTAATATTGCCTACCACATTCTTTTATTTTTTCCACTTTTTTTGAAAAAAATTAGTCCCATCCGCTGATTTTATAGTAAAATACATCATCCGTCATATGGTCTACTTCACACTTATAGCCTTCTCGCGCGCACCAATCCTTGATAATGTCGGCGTTATGAGAAGTTATGGGTAGACATACATAATTTACACCAAGTGCGCGCTTCATACGCACATCATCTTGAATAGATTCAAGCTCTTTATTTACATTATTTTTATGCTTCTTAAAAAACAACATATTACATATTTCTCCTTACAAATTCTTTAGTTTGTGTATAAAATACACTGGGGTCAAAAGTAAAAGTTTTAATGGGTGGAACATTAATATCATCAACCATATCGTGATATGTATTCATAAACTTATCCGCATTATCAGCCAATACCAGTTGAGTAAGACCAAATCTAATCGCACGCGGCCATTCACATACATCTTCATTACGAAGGACATCTGGATTAACAATAAAGTTGTGTGTGGAGATATAGGCAACCAGATTGTAGAAGTATAGAGCGCGCGAAGCCGTCTTAGGTGTTACACCATACCTCTTAAAAGTATTATACATAATGCCGCCAACCGCTTCGGTGAAGTAATGCCATTGCGATGCCACATATCCATTGAAATAGGGCTCGCGCCACGCTTCAAGAAGATGACGGAAATCGGAAAATTCATCTTCAATTTCAGTGGAAAAAAGCATTTCAATAGCGTTAGGATTGCCTTTTGCGAGGTTGTTAGCGAAGGCGCGCACATCCATACAGGAGTAATGTTCGGGGTCGCCAAAAGGAACCGCCGCACCATTTAAGTCTCTCTTCAAATAAAGTTCATCAAAATTAGGCGTGACAATGATTTTATAATCACGGTCACTTTCAGGTGTAGAGAGAAGATAATTTTGGCTGCCGTATAAAATTGTTCCAACTACTTTCATACTTAAATAATCCTTTCCGCGGCAAAACCGCACTCCGTGGTGTAATGGATGTGTTTAATGCCCATCTGTTTTATGGCTGCCAAGCAAGCGGGACAAGGGCGCGACATTGCGAGTGTGCCATCTTTAAGTTCTCGATAAACATAAATATGGACACGCGCGAAGTCAATATCAAGATATTTTATCTTCTGAATTACTCCAAGTTCCGCGTGAACTTTCGCGGGCAAATAACGGTTGCCAGTATTCTTATAACGCATCACATTATATCTGTTCTGTATAGTATGGGTCTTGTCAGTGTTAAAGCCTTTCGCCAACACGCTTCCCTTATAGACCGCAATACAACCAATGCGCGCGGACCCACAATAATCAGATTGGAGACTTACCGCTCTGGCCATACGAAACAAATGCTCGTCAGACATACTTAAACAAATCCTTTCGCGCACTCAAATCTTCATAATCTTTAGTGGAAATTGTAAAAAGCCATTCGTGGCTTGTTGTAGATTCGCCTAAACGATAAAGTGGCGTAATATAAAATACAGGAATAGACATATCAATATGTTTACGAATTTCTCTTACACTAAAACAAAAACGAAATGAAGTGCGACGATGGTATCCAGTGGTAAAATAAATCCACTCATCATCTTGTATTTCAAAAAAACGCACCGCTTTAATAATTGTCATATTCATCTTCCTTTCCTTTTCTACATCTATTATACAACAAATTTCCTCCCAAGTCAATTACTTGGGAGGGTAGTAATTTGAAATTTCAATCGCGCGCCCGCACTTATCACAAATATACAAGTAACGTGTTTCATATCGGTGGCCTACCGCTTGCTCATATTTAAAGGTGCCGCCGCACGAACAAATACCATCATTATACTGATTATCGCTTATAATGTTATCAATGATATATAAAACAATCATAAGCACAATAAGTAAAGCAACAAAAGCAAATGGAGTATCTCCATTGTTACGTCTGTAATACATTATCATCTCTCCATTCTAAACTATAAACGTGCTGATTACATTCCTTAGGATATTCGCCGCAATAGAGAACGCCGCACCATTTATAATAAAAGCAATTTTCACAAGTGCGGCTGCCTGTGCGTTTATAAGTTTTAATCGTCATAACAATCCTTAGTATGTTCTTCTGCCTTTTGTAAAGCAATAGACCATTCTTCATCAGTAAGATTCTCTATATAAGAACAAACATCTTTAAATAATTTATCTAAATCCATACCTTTGTGATGATTTGGTGTCTGATAGTCTTCTTCATAGGTTTTAATTGTCACAGTCTTTTCTCCATTTCCAAGCTACGCGATGCCTAAAATATTTCCAATCTGCCCAATATCGCAAACATTTAAATCTAACGTGACCGCGGGCGTGCCAATACGATGATTTCTTTAATCGCAATTCCACGGCACCTCTTTCATTTGTTCCGTAGTTGGTTCGGTATTCCAAATGCGCCAAGTTTTGTTATAGTCAGAAAAATCAAAAAATTCTTCTTCATCAGTGCCAAAATAATAAATAATTACGCTATTATTTCTCCGACGGCAATCATTAACACTACAATAATCGTCTACAAAAGCTATATGATGATTTTTGCTCTCAATGTAAACCGGTTCTTCATACTTATTCTTTACTTCTTCAACTGTAAGAACGCGCGGTAGGGTGTCCCTAATAGCATACCAAGCGTTTGAAAGCACGCTATCATAGTTTTTAAATATAATTTTATCAGGATGAAGTTTGTATTCTTCACGGAGATAATCATATAAATCCTCAAGGTCAGTAATTAGCCTTTTCTTAAATTCTACTTCAGTCATCCCACGCCGTCTCCTTCATTTGTTCTTTCGTAGGTTCTTTGTTCCAGCAGCGCCAAATTTTATTAAAATTCGCCCAATTATACAATGCCGTAACAAAGAAAAGTTCAGCAATACCTTTTTTATTTAATTGAGTAACCGTATTATCAATTTTAGATTCCATCCATAAGGTTTCGCGCGTATTACTCTTTATTTCATCCATTGACATTACGTGCGTGTTATTATTACAAGGGTAGGCCGCATAAGCCCAAATTTCATTTACAAGGCCGCCTAAACCTGCGGCGGTGCGATAACCATCCCAATCCACGCAAATGTCTTTAATTGTTTCTAAACGTTCTTCTGGTGTTTGAGCGTCAAGCCACTTCTTGGTTTCCACAGGTAGTTCGCCGGGGTCAGGCTTTACATCACTATCAGCGAACTGACCAAGTTTGTAAGCGGCACTACATAGAGCACTAATTGCTTCTTGCGAATCAGGTCCAAGAATATGTGTTAGCTCTTTAAAGGTTTGCCGCTCTCCTACCGTAAAGAAACCGTTTGCGTCCGCGCGGTTAATCCATTCGTCCATTTTAGACATATATTACCACCAGCTCTCCTCGTTTTAAATTCTTCTTCATTCATCCCAAGCCATTTCTTTCATTTGTTCCGCTGTCGGCTGATTATACCAAAAACGATATTTTTTAACATTATATGAAGGATGAAACGTATCTAATATTTGTTCATTCAATTCCTCTTCACTAGAACGTGTAAGTTCACATCGCGCATTAGCTAAAACTTCGGTGCCATCTTCAAGAAAATCAATTAAAAATGGTTCAATAGTTGTATGGCTATCAAAATAAGTTTCAAGCCATACAGTTTCAAATAGCGGCAATGCTAATACTTCTTTAAGGGAAATGATATGAGGAGATTGATTTTTAAGTAATGTATAAGCATCATATATTAAATTGCGTCCACAATCATCCTTATCATTATAAGAACAAGATTCACATAATCCGTAATAGCAGGAATATAAGCCGTTTATTACTTTTTCTTCCTCTTTGCCCATTTTATCACCAACTAATTTCGTAATAATCATCATCGTGTAGCGGATACGTATGAATAGTATATCCGTATTTCTTTAATGTATCAATAACATTAGCATTAAGGTCATCATAATAATCAATTGAAAAATTACCCTTGTTAATAGCTGCCTGAATATGCTCAATAAGATATTCCATTTGCTTCTTGTAAACCTGTTCATTATTATCAATAGACATTTGATGGGCATCTCTTGCTAAAATTAGCTTATCCATAATTACCACCAACTCCCCTCATTCTCAATCTCAAGCGATTCAGCGCCATCGTATTCGTTAATGCGGAATCGCGCACCTACGGGCACCCATTCAAGGACGCAATCGGCAAAGCCGCCCATATAAGGACATTCATCAAGACCGAGTTCGTTAACAAAAAATTCGCGCGCTTCTGCGTGAGCAACAGATTCAAAACCGCCATAAGGATAAATATCTACATTCTTCATCCACGACTTATCGTTTTGATGCGCCATCCAGAACTCGATAACGCGACGGTCGTAAGCAAGTTCCTGTTCTGACCAAGTGCTCCAACCTGCGCCAAAACCATAGCTAACAAGCACACCAAACTTGGTTCCATCTTCATTATAGTAGAGGGGAATATTCTTATTCATCTTTAAATGATACTCCTTTCAATTCGGTTTCAATAGAGCCATCAGCGTTATAAGTTAATACAAGGTCTGCGAGAAAGGCATCCCTGCGCGCGATTGCTTCGTCATTTGGGTGAAGCATATTATAGATGAAAGCGCGCGTTTCTTCCGGAGTTAGTGTGTCCTTACAGTTCATCGCGGTCCCCCGTAGTCGGCGGTTCCGGAAGCGGCATCCAGTAGATAGGGTCAACGTCCATTTCTTCACAACAGCCTTCATCAACATTCGCATACCACATACAATAAATACCGTGAATATATCCAACAACCATAGTGCCGTCCTTCATATAGCACAATACATCCGTGTTGGGGTGCGGCCGCTGTTCTTCTACGGAAATCCACTTCATAAATTATCGTCCTTTCTTTTTTCTATAACCATTATACTTCAAATTTGAAGGAAAGTCAAGAAAAAAGAAGTAGATTTTCATCTACTTCAAAATCTCCATATAATCCTTTTTAGTAGAAACATACATATTCGTCAAGAAGCGCGGCTTAACCACTTGGATGCGTCCTTCGGTTGTTTCCAATTCACTATTAGTATAGTTGAAGTGTGTAAAAACCATATTGATAGTTTTATCACAGTCATACTGTGTAGCGTCACCATTCACGCGCTTGTAAAGTTTCTCCATATCAATGCGGCCAAACCGCAATGCGCCTTGCCAATCATTGGGCTGATTGGTTGCGTCTGTAATAGAGAAGTTAATGTCCGATTTATCGCATTCCGCATCCATTGGACCTTTTCCGTGTCGTGTGATATAGGAGCGCGATACATAATAGAGGTCCGCGCGCACATTAAGACTCTCAATATCGCTGTGAATATTATATGCGCCAGTAGAAGAGGGGGTAAGGTGCGGAAAATCGCCCTTATTAGCCTGGTCTAGTAGTAGACCCTGGCCGCCCTCATAAATAATGGTATCGTATTTATTTTCTCTAACCAGTTCTTCAAAGGTAACAATACGACAATTCGCCCTTACCCATTTTAGAGCAATAAGAAAATTAGATAGATTATGGATAGAATTAGGAATATATTTATAATAGCTATCTGCCTTTTGAAAAACAGGATAGAGCGTCTTATCAGGCAACTCGAAGTCCGTAACCTGAACAAGATAATCTAGTTCTTTGCTACGCTTAACCGCGGCAAAAAGACCAAAACCACAAGAGCCGTGCTGTAACTGCTTTTCGCGCGACTGTCCATAAAGAACATCGCAAGGCATAATAACCCGGCATCGAGGGTCAATAATTGGCGTTTCGCCGGAAAGCCAAAGCATAATTGGGTCAACTACAAATTGCTGGTGATAGAAAGTATCAGAACCATAAGGGGTGCCCGCGCCAGTTAGACGGCGAGCTACACCCTCAAAAGTATGGCTACGCTGACTTGTGCCGTTATAGAATACAGTTAGCACTCTATTGCCGCGATTAGCGGCTTTCCGCGCGAGACATCCAGATACCAAGCCCTTGCCTTCATCACCATAATTGGCACCAATTACAACTTTGACTTCCATATAAATCTCCTTTACTTACCAAGAGATACCATCATCGCTTACAGTTACAGAAGGCGCAGCCATTGTCCTATCGCTACCATTAACAATTGCGGCAATAAGCTGTGGTAGATTGGCGCTTTCCGCAATAATTAGATGGTCGCCAAGTAGAGGACGCCAAGTATCTTCAATAAGATTCTTATGCCATTCATAAGAACTCTGGTCGGTGATAGCGATATGATAAATGTCAAACTTTTCAGATGCGGCGGCATATAGCTGCTTCGTATCAACGTCTCCGTCTACCTGACCGCCAATGACATCCTTAATTCGCTTACCAGGAAGCACCGGATTAAGAGATTCATCACCAATGGTAA